GAGACTATAAGACATGGCAAGACCTAAAGGAGCGCTGGGAAAGAACAAGGCCTTTCTACTTAACAGACTGAAAGCAATGTATGGCAAGGACTTCGATCCAGTAATGAAGATGGCACAACAAGCCGTAACACTGGATGAGCTAGCTATGAATGATCCATCAGTAACCAATCAGAAAGAATCTATCGTGGCATGGGGACGGATCGCGGAGTTCGTTACGCCTAAATTAAAAGCTACAGAAGTCAGCACCCCAGATGAGGGACTCGTTATCTCAGTCAATCGCAAGAGATACGATGGCGGCAACAATGACAATGCGCAATGATAAAGGCACCCCTATCCCCGAAAGTGGCGCGATGTGATGTATATATGTCCCCCCCAAAAAAAAATTTATGACTATAATAAAGCTTAGGCCAGATGCAGAAGACCTCGTACAAGCGCATATAAAGCGTTCTAAGGACTTTCTTTTAATAAGTATAGGCGATGTAGGGGTAGAGGTAGGAAGTACGCTTACAAGTGAACAGGAGCTGTTTTATTTAGAATTAGCAAAGTCATTAATAATAAAGGATTGGTTAGCTGATGATTGATTTAAATACAGATGAGCCTATTACGGATTCTGATTACGAATTAATAGAGGCATTTTGTACAGCGTTAATAGATAAAGACCACTATGCTATGAAAGAAGTTTTATATATACTGCATGAAAAGATGTCTGGTGAATGTGTTTGTTTAGAAGAAGAGTGTATATGCGGGAGTTGGTAAATGGGCAAAAAAGGTCCTAATTTAGTTCATAAGTTAGACAAAGAGACAAGAGATAGACACTTTCCTGAATACAATGGTGGTAAGGGTAGTCACCCTAGAAGGTCTACAGCAAGTAGTCGAGAAGTATTCAAATCTAATTACGATAAAATAAACTGGTCACGATGAGAATCGAATATAACTTGATGCCGCAGGGCCAAGTCCTTCAAGATTTTAATGATTGCCGTGCAAGAAACTCCTTTATTATGGGTCCGTTAGGATCTGGTAAGACAGTTCAATGTATATTAAAACTGTTTGACTTAATGTGCGAACAGGAACCTGTCAAAGATAAGAAACATAAAAACTACAATGTTCGTTTATCAAGGGTTATTGCGGCTCGTAACACTTATTCTGAATTGTTTTCTACTACGATTAAAGATTGGTTAGAAATACATGGGGAGTTAGGTGACTTCAAACAAGGCAATAAAGAGCCTCCTACACACTTTATACGATTTAAACTAGACGATGGAACCTCTGTCCACTGTGATGTTATCTTTATTGCGTTTGACCGTCCTGAACACGTTAAGAAAGCTAGGGGTATACAAACTACATGGGTGTGGTTAAACGAGACTAAAGAGCATTCTAAGGCTGTTTTAGATATGTTAGACCTTAGACATGGTAGATATCCTTCTAACAAGGAGGGCGCACGTCCTACCCATCATGGAATCATAGGAGATAGTAACGCTCCTGATGAAGATCATTGGTATTTTAAACTAGCTGAGATAGAAAGACCTGATGATTGGTCATTTTTTAGACAATCTGGTGGAGTTTTAAAAGATGGTGAAAATTGGATCATTAATGAAAAAGCTGAAAACCTTGATAACCTTCCTAAAGGCTATTATGCAAGAGGACTACAGGGGAAAACAGATGATTGGATTAAAGTAAATCTAGCCAATGAATACGGATTTGTTTCTAATGGTAAACCTGTCCACCCAATGTATACAGATTCAGTCCATTGTCAGCATTTAAAGTTTGAACCATCTATTGATTACCCTATTATTTTAGGTTTTGACTTTGGTCGTACCCCTGCTTGTGCGTTTATACAAAGAACATCTATAGGACGTTGGATTTGTTTTGATGAAATGGTGTTAACAGACTCTGGTGCTGTTGACTTTGCTCCTACGTTAAAACGATACATTGAAGAAACATACCCTGAACACGAATTTAAAGGATGGGGTGATCCCTCTGGTCATAATAAAAACCAATCTAACTCTGAAACACCTTTCCAAATAATGCGAGCCGCAGGGATTCCCTGTCAACCTACACAAAGTAATGACCCTCTTAAACGTAGAGCCGCATTAGAAGTCCCTATGAAAGAAATGTGCATGGATGGTAAGCCTAGATTCACTGTCTTACCTAAAGCTTCTATGATCCGTAAAGGATTACAAGGCGGATTCTGTTACAGAAGAGTACAAGCAAGTGGTGAAAGATACACTGATGAACCCGATAAGAATGAATACTCCCACCCTGTCGAAGCCTTAGAGTACGCATTACAGGGAGAAGGTGAGGGCAGGCAAGCACTACGGGCATCACAAAACTTTTCTAAACCTGTTACAGCAAAGGTTAATTTTAATGTCTTCTGATGTCTATGTTATCTTTGAAGACGATCAAACTAACTGGTGGAGTCGTTATTTAAAAAAAGATATAAGACATTGCTACGTTGTTAAACCTTCTGGACAAGGTTTTTTAGTGTTTGCTAAAAATTGTAGTGGATTTGATTTGTTCACAACGACTGACGAAAAGAGTATAATCGGCAGTAAGTGTATTTTAAAAATTCGACCAAAAGAAAATCAACATTCGTTATTTATGTTAAATACTTGTGTTGGACATACTAAGCAGATATTGGGAATTCGTAACCCATTTATCTTAACGCCATACCAACTGTTAAAATATTTGGAGAAACATCATGGGATTTCTGAAACGACCTAAAGCACCAGAGCCTACTGCACAGGAGTTAGCCGCAGAACAGCGAACTTCACGTATGTTAGACGAAGAAATAGAAGAAAGTGAAAAAAGATTAAAAGCCGCGGCAAGAAGTAAGTTAGGTGCATCTTCTTTGTTAGCTCAAGCAACTAAAGCTTCTGGTGGTGGTGCAAGACGTAGCATGATGGGGGCAGGATCTACTGGCAGTGGTAATATGGTAGGTGGATCTTCAAGACGAACTGCCGCAAACACAGGTGTTACAGTAAAGAGATATGATAAATGAAATTACCAGCAGAGTTAGGTTCTCTAACAGACCTTAAAAGACGTGAATCAAAAGCATTTGAAAGATCAACATATTGGAGTGATCAACTTGATGATGCTTATGAATACTTTCTTCCTAATAGGAATTTGTTTGAGGACTCTCGTGCTGGCCAAAAGAAGATGGATAAAATCTTTGACTCTACTGCGCTAGAAGCTATTCAACAAGGCGCTAGTAAATTACAAGAAAACATTGCGCCTATATGGGCTCGCTGGGCTACATTAGAACCGTCTAATCAAGTTAAATTATTGTTAAAAAATGGTCAATACAACGTATCAGAAGAAGATATAAGATCTAATTTAGAAGAGCAATCTGATATTATTTTTGATTACATTAATCGATCTAACTTTGCTACACAGTTTTATGAGCACGCTCTTGATCTTCTTATAGGAACAGGCACTTTAAGAATAGATGAAGACCTTGATAACAATATGCCTATTATATTTACTGCTATTCCACAAAAAGGTATAGCTTTTGAAGAAGGTCCGTATGGGAATGTAGAAACACATTGGCGTAGATTTAAAGTTAAAGTGCGTGATCTATCTAGAAAGTGGAAAGGATTCAAACCATCACAAGAAATTGCAGAAAAAATTAAAAGCCATCCAGAAGCAGAAGTAGATGTTAGTGAAGGTGTTGTTTATCTACCTAAAGCTAAGACTTATTACGGTTGCTTATGGGTAGGAAAAGAAGATCGTATTAGTTGGATGGAAGACTTTGGCGCATCTAGCCCTTGGGTTACTGGTCGTTACTCTAAAGTAGCTGGTGAAATACGTGGTCGTGGTCCAGCATTACAAGCACTGCCTGATGTTAAATCTTTAAACAAAGCAAAAGAATTTTCATTACAGAAAGCCGCTATAGACCTTGCGGGTATGTACACAGCTACTGATGATGGTGTAACTAATCCATACAATATTAGCATAAGTCCGGGGGTTGTTATTCCAGTAGGTTCTAACAACTCGTCTAATCCTTCTATTCGTCGATTAGATACAGGAGCTAACTTACAATTACCGCAATTTGTCATCAATGATATGCAAATGGCTATAAAAAGATCTCTGTTTAACGATCTTAGAGACCCTAGTGGCGCTGTTAGATCTGCTACAGAAGTAGCTATTGAGTCTAGAGAACTGGCTAAAAGAATTGGTTCTGCATTTGGACGTTTGCAAACAGAAGTACTTATTCCTATAATAAAACGCGTAGCATCTATATTAACTCGTAGAGGATTGTTACAACCTTTACAGTTAGATGGTCGAGATATAGAAATTAAATTTACCTCACCGTTAGCTCGTGCGCAAGATAGTGAAGACATTCTAAATGTGCAACAAGCTGTACAGTTTGTATTACAAAATGCTGGTCCTGATCAAGCTAAAATAGGATTTAAATTAGAGGACTTTGGAACGTGGGTAGCAGAAAAAACTGGTATGCCTGCTGAGTTAGTAAGAAGTCCTATGGAAAAACAGCAAATAATACAAGCTGGAGCGCAAGTAGCACAGCAAGGCATGGATACTGGTGAACCACCAATGCAAGGACAAACTCAAGTATGACTTGGGACAAAATTCAACAAGTTCAATTAGATGTAGAAACAGCAACAAAAGACAACGCTAAAAACAGAGAGAAAGTCGCTAATCTTGCGAAAGCATATCATCGATGTTTTAATGATGAAGATGGAAAGCGGGTATTAGCTGATTTGACTGCTAGGTTTGTCTACAACAATGATACTTCTTTTTCCTCTACAAACGTTAATTACGAATCTGCATACCACAATGGTGAAGCAGGCGTAGTTAAATTTCTTATAAATCAAATTCAACAAGCTGAAATTTTATAACTAAATGGTAACGATTATGGAACAACAGGCCGCAGAAAGCGATACCCTGCTAAATGAATCAACCCCAGAAGTAGCAGAAGTAGCAGAAGGTGAATATTTTTTAACAGAAGATGTAAAAGGAACAGGTGAAACCCC